CGCGGGCGGAGCTGCTCCAGGCGCGGCAGCTCCTGGTCGAGTCGGAGTTGACAAGCTGAGGGCCGGTACAGTATCGTAGGCGCGGAGAGGTAGGAGGCCGCTCGGCACAGGGCGCACGGCGCTCGCAAGGCTGAGGCTGGCAACGTCGGACCCGACGCCGCATGGCGGTGCGCGGACCGACCGGAACCCGTTGACGGAACGCCAACGGTGCCCGGTGGTCCGCGCACTTGTTTTCGTGCTGCCCATCCGCCTGGCACCCAGCCAGGAGCCAGCACATGAGCAAGCGGATCCAAGAGCTGCGGCAGCAGCGCGGCGAACAGGTCACCGCCATGCGCGCCATCCTCGACACGGCGCGGCGCGCGAATCGCGTCCCGACGGCCGAGGAAGAGGCCGAGTACGACCGCATCGACAAAGCCCAAGAGAAATTGGGCGCCGAGCTCCGCGCCGAAGAGACGCAGGCGGAGACCGCCCGCGCGCGGGAGGACCGGGTCGCCACGCTCGAGCGGGAGATGGCCAGCCGCGCCCCCGACAGCCGCCCCGCGCGGACCGAGCCGCTCCCCGCGCCCGTCACCATCGAGGCCGGCCTGCTCACGATCAACGGGCAGAGCATTGCGCTCGATGATCTCTCCGCGTCCGAGCGCGAGCTCCTGACCATTCGCGCGTCCACGGCCTATCGGAGCGCGTTCGGGAAGTTCCTGAAGACGGCCCGCATCGACCCGAAGTACCAGGCGTCCTTGCAGGCCGACAGCGATCCCGCCGGCGGCGCGCTGGTCGCCCCGATCCAGTTCATCAACGACGTCCTGAAGAAGGTCAAGGACCTGGTCTTCATTCGGGCGATGGCCACCATCCAGACGGTCACCCAGGCGCAGAGCCTCGGCGTGCCGACGCTGGAAGCGGATCCGGCCGATGCCGACTGGACCTCCGAGCTCGCGACCGGCAACGAAGACACGGCGATGAACGTCGGGCGCCGGGAGCTGCACCCGCATCCCGTCGCGAAGCTCATCAAGCTCTCCAACAAGCTGCTCCGGCTCACCGCCGGCGGCGCGGAGACGCTGGTGATGGACCGCCTCGCCTACAAGTTCGCGATCACCGAGGAGAAGGCCTTCCTCCTGGGCTCGGGAGCCTCCCAGCCGCTCGGCGTCTTCACCGCCAGCGCCTCAGGGATCAGCACGGCGCGCGACACGATCTGCACCAGCGCGACGGTGATCGCGGCGGACGACCTGATCAACGCGAAGTACGCGCTCAAGGCGCCCTACCGCCGCGGCGCCGTGTGGTGCTTCCACCGCGACGCCGTCAAGGCGATCCGCAAGCTGAAGGACACGAACGGCCAGTACCTCTGGTCGCCCTCGGGCCTCGGGCAGGCGTCGCTCGCCGACGCGGGCCCGGATCTGATCCTCGGGCTCCCCTACTACGAGTCCGAGTACGTCCCCAACACCTTCACCACGGGCCTGTACGTCGGGATCGTGGGGAACTTCTCCTACTACTGGATCGCCGACGCGCTGGGCTGGACGGTGCAGCGCCTGGTCGAGCTGTACGCGGCGACGAACCAGGTCGGGTTCATCGGTCGCAAGGAGACCGACGGCATGCCGGTGTTCGAGGAAGCCTTCGCGCGGGTGCGGCTGGCCTAAGCGGCGGTCCGGCGGGGGCGCGACGCCCCCGCCGGCCAGACCCTGATTTCGGAGAGGACGTTATGAGCCTGAAGGACATCACGAGCGAGGTCGCGCCGCTGATCGACGTCACGCCGCTGCTCCGCAACGGCAACGCGGCGGTGAACGGCGCGCAGGGCGGCGGCGACCTCCAGGGCTTCAACGGCGCGGTCGTCGAGTTCTACATGGGCGCCCGGACCGACAGTTCGGTCGCGTGCAAGCTCCAAGAGGCGGACGACGCGGCCTTCACGGTGAATGCGGGCGACGTCGCCGCGGCCGACGTGGTCGGGGGCGTCAACCTGCAGACACTGAACGCCGCCAACACGCGGGCCCGCCTCGGCTACATCGGCAAGCGCCGCTTCCTCAGGGGCGTGATGACGCAGTCGGGCGCCACGACGGGCGCGACCTACGGCTCGGAGCTGATCCGCGGGTTCGCCGTCCGGCAGCCGACGGCGACGCCGTAGGCAACGGGTGAGGCGGGGCGGCCGCGGGCCGCTCCGCCTGCCTGGGTCTCATGGCCCCCCGCGGCGCGCTGCAGCTCGTCACGGCGCCGGCGACGGAGCCGGTGGCCTATGCGGACGCGCAATCCTGGCTGCGGCTGGACCAGACGACGGATGCCACACTGGTCACGAGCCTCCTGCTGGCGGCGCGGCGGCGCGCCGAGGACATCACGGGGCGGGCGCTCATCACCCAAACCTGGGACTACTTCCTCGACGCCTTTCCCGATGCGGACTACTGGTCGCTGAGCCGCCCGCTCGGCATCCGGCCGTATCGGAGCGAGCTGCTGGTCCCGCCGAGCCGCCAGGCGCTGATCGTGCCCCGGCCGCCGCTGCAGGCCGTGACGTTCATCAAGTACGTGGACGTCGCCGGCGTGCTCCAGACGCTCAACCCGACGGCCTACACGGTGGACGTGGCGACCGAGCCGGCGCGGATCGTCCCGGTCTTCGGGACGCTCTGGCCGGGGACGCAGGCGGTGCCCAATGCGGTGCAGGTGCGCTTCGTGGCGGGCTACGGCGCGGCCGCGGCCGCGGTGCCGGCCGAGATCCTGGCGGCGATCCAACTCTGTACGGCGGCCTGGTATGAGTATCGCGAAGCGGTCACCAGTGAGAACCTGCGCGAGACGCCCTATTCGGCCGACGCGCTGCTGATGCCCTATCGAGTGGAACTCGTCTAAGGAGGACGCGATGCAAATCCGGATGAAGACGACGGCGGCTGGCCCCAAGTTTCACCGGCCCGCGGGCTCAGTGCACGAGGTCGAGGACGCCGAGGCCCAGGATCTGATCGACGGCGGCTACGCCGAGGCGGTCGAACCCGCGGCCAGCGAGAGTGAGGGCGAGGCAGACGCCGACCGACCGGCGAAGAAGGCGCGCCGGACCAAGGGCGAGGGAGACGCCGACCGCTAATGCGGGCTGGTCAGCTGCGCAAGCGGATCGTCGTCGAGCAGGTGACCGAGACGCTGAATGCCCAGGGGGAGCCGCTCCCCAGCTGGGGAGCCTTTGCGACGGTCTGGGCGGCGATCGCGCCGCTGGCCGGCCGCGAGCTGTACGCGGCGCAGCAGCGCGCGGCGCAGGTCACGCACCTAGTGATCATGCGCTACCTGCCGGGCTTGACGCCCAAAATGCGGGTGAACTTCGGCGGGCGGGTCTTCGACATTCTGGATGTGCTCAACCTCGAGGAGCGGGACCGGGAGATGCACGTGCTCTGCAAGGAGCGGCTCTAGATGGGCGAGAACGTGAAGGTGACGCTGGAGGGCGGCGCCGAGCTCGACCGCGCCCTGCGGGCGATCGACGCCACGGCCGCCGGCGAGGATCTCGAGGCGGCCGTGCTCGCCGGCGCCGAGCCGATCCTCGAGCAGGCGGTGGGCGCCGTCCATTCCGTGAGCGGCCTCCTCGCCTCGAGCCTGATCGCCGAGACCGTCGAGAAGGACCGCGACCACGTCACGGTGTTGGTCGGCGCGTTCGGGGCGCCCCATGCGCATCTCGTCGAGTACGGCCACCAGCTCGTCAAGGGCGGCCCGCTCGATCGCGGCGGCGCGGTCGTCGGGCACGTGCCGGCGCATCCCTTCCTGCGGCCCGCCTTCGACGAGCAGAAGGAGCAGGCCGTCGAGGATCTCGCCGACACCCTGCGCGCGAAAATCGAGCAGGCCGTCGGCGCGGGGCAGCCGTGAGCACGGTGGAGGAAGCCGTCGTGGCGATCGCCGTCGCCGGCGCGAGCCTGCCGCCGCTGCTCGGCACGCCCCTCCGCTTCTACGCCGTCCAGTTTCCCCAGGACGTCGTCTATCCGGCGCTGGCCTACCAGCGGATCTCGATGCCCCGCGAGCACGCCATGGGGACCGATCCCGGGATCGCCCATCCGCGCTTTCAGCTCACCTGCGCCGACAAGACGCGCACGGGCGCCCGGGCCCTGGCCGACGCCGCCCGCCACGACTTCAGCCGCAAGCGCGGCACGTTCGCCGGCGTCGTGGTCCAGGACGTCTTCGTCGAGAATGCGGTCGACCTGCCCTTCGATAACGAGGTCGAGGTCCATCTCGTGCCGGTGGATGTGATCGTCCATCACGTGGAGACCTGACCGATGGCGACCCAGGTACTCACCAACGTGAAATGCTGGCTCGCCGAGTACGATCTCTCGGGCGATCTCAACGCGGCCGCCGTCGATCAGGTGGTCGAGCAGGTGGAGGCGACGACCTTCGGCATCGGCACCAAGATCACGAAACCGGGGCTGCTGACCGTCAAGGCCAGCCTCGCCGGGCTCATCAATCTGGGCGCCGGGCTCTCGGAAGAGTTTCTCTCCTCGAAGCTCGGCCTCGCCGACGTGCCGCTCACCATCGGGCCCACGACCGGCGCGGAGGGTGAGCCCGGCTTCAGCTTCCCCGCCAATCTGGCGACGTTCAACCCGCTGGCGGGCAAGGTCGGGGACATGCAGAACTTCGCCGTCGAGGCCCTGGCGACGAGCGCCCGCCTCGTCCGCGGGACCATCCTGCACAACGCGGCGCGGGTCGCGACGGGGACGGGGACGATCTTCAACCTCGGCGCCGTCGCGGCCGGCCAGTCCGTCTACGGCATTCTCCACGTGCCGGCGATTTCCGGGGGTCCGACGGTCACGATCAAGGTGCAGAGCGCGCCGACGGTGGGCTTCGCGGCGCCCGTCGATCGCCTCACCTTCACGGCCGTCGCGGCGAAGACCGCGCAGTTCCTCGCGCTGCTCGGGCCCATCACCGATGCGTTCTGGCGCGTTACGTGGGCCTTCGCGGGCGGCGCGGGGCCGTCCTGCACCTTGATCGTCAACGTCGGGATTCTCTAAGGAGCCCTTATGGCGCAGCAAATTATCTCCAACGCCTACTTTCTGATCAACGGCGTCGATCTCTCCGATCACGTGCAATCGGAGAACTTCGACCAGGTAGTCGAGCAGCTCGAGGCGACGGCCATGGGGGCGACGACCAAGATCACGAAGCCGGGCCTCTTCGACGGCCAGCTCAAGGTCGTGCTGTTCCAGGACTATGCGACCGGGAAAGTCGATCAGACGATCTCGCCGCTCCTCGGGGTCACGACGGCGATCGAGATCCGGCCGACGAACGGCGCCCGCTCCCTGACCAACCCGGCCTGGACGTTCACCGGGTCGATCTCGAACTACAACCCGATCGCGGGCAAGGTCGGGGACATGCAGATGTGTGAGGTCACCATTCAGCTGGCGAGCCCGGCGGTTCGGCAGACCTCCTAAGGAGGCAGGGCATGTTGCAGCGCGAGCAGATTCTGAGCACCAAGGGACGGCTGAAGCGCGCGACGGTCGCGGTGCCGGAATGGGGCGGCGACGTCCTGGTGCAGGAGCTGTCGGCCGCGGACCGGGACGCCTTCGAGGCCTCCTGCGTGACGCGTAAGGGCAAGAGCGTCGAGGCCAATCTGGTGAACCTGCGCGCGAAGCTCGTCGTGCGGGCGGTCGTGGCCGACGACGGGACGCGGATCTTTGCCGACGCCGACGCCGACGCAGTGGGCCAGCTCTCCGGGGCCGCCATCAACCGCCT